GAAAAAACTCTCGCTCCCGGCGTAGCTTTCGTCCCCCCGCATCACCGCCGCCCATTTGTTGTCCAACAAGCGCGCCTGTAATTGCACCACCTGCGATATCTCCCAGGGGATTAGCATTCTTCGCTCGTTTTTGATTGGATGTGTTCTGATGCGTCCAACCGCTATAGGTCTGAGCATTTGAGTTCATTCGATCTTGCTGGACTTGGTCCTGCCGATCTTGCTCTGATTTTACCAAACCCAACCCAGCTCCAACTAATCCTAAAGTACCCATATATCCTCCTTAGAAACCAAGTCCTAAAATTCCACCATGTCCGCCAAGACCACCCGTATGCATTGCAAGCCAGTTATTCTGAGCACCTTGGTTAACCCCACCGTAAATTCCTGCTTGAGTGTTGTAATTGAGCTGATTAAACGCGTTCTGCTGCTCTTGATCCTGAAGGGCTTGCTCAACCCCAAAACGATTCCCCTGGGCTTGCAGGGCGGTTCCAAACTGACCTGCCGATGATAGCGCATTAGCCTTCTGAAGCTGGGGGGCAAGCTGCTGAGCTTGAAGCCCTGGGAGAGCACTAAGCTGCCCAATTCTATTCTGCTCATCCTGCGATGCGACACCCATTTTGAGCTGATTGGCTTGGGCTTGAGCACTCTGGCCTGCACCCATCTGAGCGCGTGCTCCAGACTGGGCTATTCGCTCGCGAGCGCCTGAATTTAGGCCCCCTGACATGGCAAGCTGGTTTCGGGCTGTAGCGTTTGCTCCAGCGGCGTCCTGAGCCCCCTGCTGCCTTTGCTGAAGGGCTTGGGCATCAATCTGATTGCCTTGTAATTGGGCTGATCTACTAGGCCCAGTGCGTAGGGCTTCGTTCTGGTATTGGTTTAGACCCCTTGGGTCCATCTGAATCCCAGAGTAGTTCTGATTTACTTGGTTCTGGTACTGAGCAATTCCCTGAGATGGGTCGTAGTTCTGAAGCGCGTTCTGGCCCGTGGGGTTGAACGTCGGTAGGGGAGGCGGAGTGCCTGGGGTGGGTGGCCCATTTGAGCCATTGCCGCCTATAGCATTTCCTGCAAAATAACCACCAATTGCACCCGGAATTCCGAAAGTAGCAGCGCCTAAAGCTCCGCCTACAACTCCACCCATTAGCCCACCTCTCTAATCAAACAACTGAAAGTTTTTGGAACAATATCAAAGCCGTTCTGTTTATTTATCCGAAGGCATTTAAGCTCATCAGATGTCCCAGACCTAGCCACTAAAGACATAATTTTTATAACCCCAAGCTCAATCAAATGATCGGTAATATATTGTCCAAGCTTCCCACCAATTTTGGTCTTACCCCTTTTTACCATGAGGTAATCAATGTAAGCCAAATACCTAGAGTATGAAACCGAAGCCCAAATAAACCCTACAACCTCTTCCTTCTCAATAGCAACATAGCAGGGATCTAAAAGCATCTGCTCAAGCACTGGGTCCCAGCCTTGTTCTTTGGCAATGATATTGATCCCACGCAAATCTTGGGGAAGCGCAAGTCTTATAATCACGAGTGCTCCCAGTAGTGGCTTAGATCAGGCTGGATGGTATCATCATTATCTGGCACCATCACAGTGAGTGTATTCACCATCTGTTTTCTCTGAGCCTCAACCTGCTGAACACAGTAGGGTAAATTTGGGTGGAATTCTTTTTCATAAATTCTCATTTTGGCGTATCTGACCACAAACCCGTAAAACTCCGGAATGTCACATAGATCAGTATCGTTCACTAAAATATTGGCTTTACGATAATACCAAATTACAACCCCAGTATTCTGAGTCTCTTGAGGTACTGGATAGATTTTTAGCTGAATGCCAATTGCTGCAGAGTCATTCTCTAAGATGTAGACGTAATCGTCATTGGCGTTACCGTAATGAAGAATGTTTGCAATCCGCTCAAATTCATAGAACGAGCGAATCCTCTTCATGGGGTATATGCGCTCATTTACTGAGTAAGTAATCCCCCGGATCTTATTTGCATAAATCCCAGCAGGCAGAGAATACGTTCCAACCCCATAGGAAATGGGTAAGTTCGCCTGGGTGAGAAAATAGTCTTTATAGAGATTGTGGATCTCAGCTTCAGCCTCATTGATCGCTTCGTTTATGTAATCGGTGATTTCAGGATCTTGGATGAAATCCTCTTGCTCAATATCCAAAGCCCGTCTTACTTCGTTCTTTAGCTGGAGGAGAGTTTTGTAGATCATTGGTTATAGGCCCCCAAAAAGAATCGAACGATTAGAGGATCTGTAGGTGTGACAGCTCCCGTAATTGTAGCATTAAGGTTGTCCTTGTCAAAAAGAGAGTAGTTCCAAACTAAGGTAGCCCCCGATGGGCCGATCAAAGAGGTCTGGATTAGATCCGTTGGAGCGTAACCTAACCCATGGGCCAGTTTTAGGTTAGTTCCGGTGGATGTGAAGGTTATGGTCTTAAACCTAAAGCCTAGAAGCGGGGTTTCGGCTTTTAGAAAATCCCGCAAGATCTCAAAATTCTGCCTCACATAGAACTCTAATTTGTCGTAGCTAAATTGAGGCAAGCTCATGCGGGTGCTCCAGTCTGTCCAGCAGCAGTCTGCTGAGTCTTTCCAATTGGGGCGTAATGGAGGGAGTAGGACTTTAGATCAAACGCTTCATTAAGAGGAATTCCCACAATCTCCCATTTATAAACGCCGTTCCCTGGGGCTGATGCAATTGTTAGAATGCCTGATGCCCGCTGAGTAGCGTCTGTGATTTGGTATTGGGCGGTGTAGTTGTCTAAGCTAAAGGTTAGATATAGCCCCGTTAGATCTTCAGGCCAAACGAGCTGTACTCCTGCAATTGTTCCAAGAGTTACCGTGGCGCCAGTAACGGTTGCTTGGCCCAAAACTCCCGCAGGGTCGTAGAAGTCAGAGTTTACCAGGACGCAAAACGCATTGGTGAGGTGGACTTGTTTAGTGGAGCATCTAAGAGTATTAGCGGGATACCGCCTTCTCTGATTAACCGATCCAGTCTTTCCGCCTCCGAAGATAACCGACGAATCTCCCCAAACAACTGTAGGATCTCCCCATACGAGGTTATCTCTATACCGGATTGCAGCGAGGTCTGTTTCAGTGTTGTTATAATCGTTCCTAGAGATTGGCTGGATACTGACATTGCCGTAGTTCGTACCACGAGTAGTGAGCATGGTCACCCATTTACGAAGCATGCCAGTCCCAAAGTCTATGCCGTTTGATAGGTAATCCCAAATGACCGGGGTATTGGTCCAAGTGGCTGTGTTTGAGTAGCTTACTTTAGGGTCGGATAAGTAGGTCTCGTTATGACGGAATAAATACCCGCGCCTATCACCCCTTACCAAATCGCCTTTAAAGATAGCCAAAGAAGTTGGGGCAAAGTCCACGCCATTAGACCAAGTAGTGAAAGTAGACTCAGGAGTAATACCAAAGTGAAGGTTAAGAACAAGAAGTGTATCATTATCTGGAGAATCACCTCTATTTTTGACAGAAAAATAGACCAAGTGTTTTTCTTTGTCATAGACCCCAGTTATATTGTCTCTTTGTTCTGCTAACTGCGTCAAGCGGGTATATGTCTTTTGGAGGTGGGTTGTTATTTTTTGGACTCTATAGGCGTCGGTGAAGTAGAACCCGTCATTTCCTGCGAATAAAATCCCCCCATCAATTTGGACTGGAGATATATTAGCAATATTCCCAATAGAATCAGAAACAGCGATTGCGGTAAGTGATCCTTGTCCCGTCGCATCGAATCCCCCCTCTAAACGGTATGTTCCGTTTTCGGTGAATGCAACTGGAATATTGCGAACTGAGCTAATTCCACTGACTGGGTCTTTTAGATCAACGTAACTTGCTGCGGGTGCAGAGCCTAGATTGTTTGGTAAGCCTTGCCTGACTCTATTTGGAATTCGATCAGCGGTGTCAATTACGTCCCCAAAATAAGCAGTTTGGCTATTAACCACATGGATAAAGCGGCATAAAGGAGGAGGGTCATTGTCCACAACCCCACCCGTTGTGTATAGCTGAGGGAGCGATATGATCTCCGCATCCGAATAATTATCCGTAAATGTCGTAACCCCATTTGCAATCTGCCCAATCTGATAAAGAACCGTACCTGGAACCGTCTGTCCGGTGGTGCGGTAAATGTTGATCATGATATTGGAAATATCGTAGTTCTGTCCACCAACATTTACTAAAGTTGGAAGCCCTGCGATCTGATTGCTGATGTAGGAGTTGAGAGAGCTTAGGATATAGGGGTTTGCGGAATCCCCTGCAAAGTAGGGCTTGGATTCTTCTAAGAACTGAGTGCCCTGGGAGTCGGTATAGGTATAGGTGTAAGTGAAGGCGTAGAGGAAGGAGTTTTCAGTATAGCTAACAAGGTTTGAAAGTAAGCTTGCGTAGCCCAAAGCATAGAATTGGTTTACGGACAGGTAATGGAAAAAGTCACTAGAGGTGTGGTAGGTGAGCTTTGTGATGTAGTCTTTTAACGCCGCAGCGATATTTATTGGGCGATTAATAAGGGCATTGAAATCTGTAATGGTATTGACCAAACCATTCGCTGGGGTTGGGTCGTAAACTACGGCATTACCAGCACCGGCTTTATTGGCGATATGGTATCTCTTTTTACTAACCCAAAATCTAATGGTATCCGCTGCGTGACCACCTATGGATACATTGTTGGCATTGAAGCTAGTAAAAAATTGACCTGATACTGGGTCTGGGTTTCCGACATTGATGTAAGTCCCATAAGGAAAATAATTGTGAGTGGTGCCTATCGGGGAGCCTGAATCATCCACAAGGATATACATCCCGTGGGTAAGATTTGTAACATCTCCGTTTGCAGGAGATACTTGCGCAATAGAGTATACTAGATTTGATCCTGAATTATTTTCCGCAGTAAAATCATAAACCAACTGCATCGCATCCTGGTGGTGCTCTAAAAGAGACGTATACATATGAGCAGTAAGCTCAACAAGGCTTGGGAGATCTGTGCAATCTGGGATGACAATTTCATCAGCGGTGTCTAAAACACCCCCAAACGCCATCTTGTATTCTACAACTGAGGAGGCGCTAACAGCGTGGGATAGTGAGTTTACAATATGGGCATTTATCACCGCTTTAAGTGCATTCGCAGTTGTGATCAAATTGCTCACATCCGCTGGAGCAATGGTTGGCCCAGAAGTAGTCCCCACCAAATCAGCTAGGGTGATGTAGTAGCTAGCCCCTGGTAATCCCCCACCGTAGGGATGCCCCTTTAAAGATCTGATATGGTAGTGGTATTTTAACTTCAATTCATTGAGCGCCACCGCACAACTGAGCAAATCGGTTGGAAAAGGAGATGTGATAGATACGTTAGGCTGACCCGGATTTAGGTAGGTATTATCATGAACAAGCCTTGCATTCTGAGCAAGCGTGGCATCGTTAAAGTGATGGGTATATGCCAAAATCAACTGAGTTACGAAGGTTATAAGATCCGAGAGTTTGGCAGAGTTTGTAATGTCTGCTGCGGGGGCAATTGAAGTGGCTGTTGTATCGGCTGAAGTTGGGTGGGCAACCGTATCTGCGTAATGGGCTAGAAATTTGGTCCTCATCTGAGAGGCAAGAGCTATTACCTGCGGAGGAATTGCAGTACCAGCATAGGCATTAGGGAAGG